TTTTACATCTCTACTGCGAACCATAATATCAGTAAGTGATTTTGCCTTGAACGTGTGAGCTTCATCTCCAATGATACAACCAAATTGTGAAAAGTATGGACTTTGCATTTTATATACAGACTGCCATGTTGAAATAATAACAGGTTTTGTTTTGTGTGTCTTGTCTTGTCCTGCATAAACCTTGTGAATATTTCTTTCACTCCATCCATAATCGACAAAATCAGAAGTCAGTTGTTCAACCAAAGAAGTTGTTGGAACTAGGATAAGCATTTTTAATCCCATCAGGTTATAATACCTAACAAGTGTGTAGATTATGAGTGACTTACCTGAAGCAGTAGGTGACAAAAGAAGGCAACGATTTGTTGATAGAGCATGATGAATGGCATCAATTTGATAGTCTCTAAATTCAATAGGTTTCCCTTTAGAGGTTGGCCGTAATGATATAGCAAAATCTTCAACTTTTTGACGATCTATAACTTTGCTATCTTCTACTCCTTCTAATATTGTATATGGTATTGACTTCTTATCGCAATATTCTTTTATGTAGGGTAATAGTCCTGTATAAATTCTTCCATTGCGTGGAGAGAACAATCTTATCTTTCCATCCCACATACGATTTCTATATTGCGGCATAAACTTGGCGCCAGGCACTTCAAACGTAAAATAGTCTGACAACTCTCTAGCCAAGTCCTCATTCACATCACACTCAAGATACACTTCATTTATCTTTGATATTTTCATAATATTTTATTTAACCATAGGGCCTAACATCCACCCAACAATACTTTTTTTTACACCAGATGTCACAGGTCTTACTCTGTGCCACATATCAGAATTGAATATTATACAATTCGCATTATTTTGTTTTTTTACTTCCAAATATCTAGGTGATATATCAGGGTTATAGATTTCTAAGTCAAACTCTCCACCCTCATAATCATCATTTAAAAATATTGAAAACGACAGTTTTCTAATTCTACCATCAGTATAGGGAATATTCCTTACATCTTTGTGCCAACCATACTCTTGGTCATTTCTATATTCTGAATACTGTAATGGTTCTATATTATCCAAATGTAAAGATGAAAATTGTTCTGCCTGTTTTTTCATCACAGAAAATACTCTTTGACAAATATTTTTATCTTTTATCCACGAAACACTAGAAGTTCTTGTCGTTAGTCCACTAACTTCGTTGATATTACCTTTTTCTAATGTATTTTCTTTATTTTTTAATACTTCCTTAATTAACTCTTTTGGAAAATTTGTTATTAAGTAATTTGAACCAATCATTATGTTTGCAAACCAAACGATGACCTACTTCTATTTGAAGGACAAGGCAGTGTAGTTTTGAATACCACACAAGTTCTAAGTTGATAACATTCTCTACTTACTGGTTGAGCTTGGTGTGGTAGTTGTGCAGAAAACTGTATTAGTCTGTTGCCTCTGTAGTTTACATGATCTGTAATATCTTTTATATTATTATCGTATACTACAGTTCCACCGCCCCATTCATTTTTCCAATCCATTCTGGGATAATAGATGAATGTTACAGCACCATCATCTCTGTGAATGTGTGGTTCTATTCCATGTGTGTGTGCATTTAGATAGGCACGTTCTAACTGCAAATCTGGCCATTCTTTTTTAATCTTTTGCCAGATAGGTGATATATCTTCACGAAGGGATTCTTCGTCATGTCCACAAAAAACATGCCAGTGTTTATTTAAACCATTCTTTACAGAGTCATAATCAAACTTCCACGATACTTCTCTTAACTGCATATCAATTAATTGTGCAATATGTTCTTCTAAAAAATCATCATAAAAGCGTATCATCAGTATGTCAGTCCTGCTTCAAATTTCTTCCATTCAATTGCATTTTTAATATCCCACCCACGATTATCAACGGACTTGATAACTCCTTTGATATAATCCACTACAGTTTCTAAGTAACCAACCTTGTTTTCTGCATCAATAATTTCTTCATCAGATGATATATAAACTGATAAATCTGTTTTGAGAACTTTGAGATCAAATGGTTTAGTTGCATATATTTTTGCATCAGATTTACCACCATAGTATTCCCACTTTTCACGATACAATCGTTTGTAATCTCCTTTTGCTTTAAACAAAAGAAGCTCGTATCTAGATTTGTGGTCTAAGTATTTGGCTTTAATTTCTTGGTTTTTTAATGATTCGGTATCTAAGTGTTCATTATCTACTTTCAAGTCATTTTGGACTTGAATTTTTAATTCATCAAGGGTCATTATTACTCCATATTATAAGGTAACTATCTCATATAATTTATAACGAAAATCAATTGTTGCTGTCAAGTATTCTACATCTGATACATTTTGGTTGTATTCCAGACTACTAAGTGACACAGGGAACATATCAGAAAACCGAACCTCTACAATAGGGTTGTTTTTGTTTGATAAAATAGATAGTGTCGCATCTGAATAAAACGATTTGTCTGCTATAGGCTTTCCAACTTTACCAATATCAGTATTACCACCAGCACCAGCAACAGAAGTATTAGATTTAGTAGAACGAAAATCTGTAAACTGTTGTCTGCTCTTTGGAAATCCAATACCAATTATCCAGTTGTGTAACTCTGTATAGTTTTCTAGGTACTCGTCCACAATAAAAGATACACTTAGATTTTCATAGGTAACTCTGTCACCAATGATAGGTATTTCTTTGAATGGGGTTTCTAAGTTTATTTCACTCAAACCAATGCCGGGAATATTTGCAGCTGTAGTAAAGAACTGCACTTTGGGAAGTTGGTTAATCATAAACCGAAATTGAGTCGGACTAGAATAATCTAACTTATCTGGTTGTCTATTAAGTGGTGAGGTTTCTGTTGTCATACTATTATTTATAAGGAAATAAAAGACAAAAAAAACGACCCGAAGGCCGTTTTTCTCGTAAAGCAACCAGTCTACATGAGATTGGATACCTTAACTCTGCGATAGTACTTGTTAGCATTCGCAGTAATTGCGATTGCGCCATCTGCAGCAGCCGCGACTGTACCAGTAGCGAATGGGTTAGCAGAAATTCCGTAACGAGTCTTAAAGCCGATTTTTGGTTGGAAAGTATTTTCACCAACCGCACGAACCATTTGTAGAGGAACGTATGGGCAGTAGAACATACCAGCGTCATAAGGTGAAGTACCTTTATAACCAACAACATAGTATTGTGAAGCAGATACGTTAGCAGAATATGGATCAACATATACTTTATAACGTCCGTTCATAACACCAACGAATGTAGTTGAAGTATCATCAACATTCAAGTTGTTGTTAAGAGCAGGAGTGTAGTCAAGAACACCAGCCATTTGAAGTGCCGAAGCAACATCAGCTGATACTATTAACATATTACCTTTACCTCTACGAGTTTGTTGTCCGATAGCATTCGCATCTCTTTCGATTGCGAACATCAAACCTTTGAACTTCTCAACAGACCAACGACCATTTGAATCAGTATCTAAATCAAAAGTACCAGAGGTAGTTGTGTTTGCTTGAGCACCAGCAACAGCAGAAACATAGATGTTGCGAACAACTTCTCTGTTTATTTCTGCGAGGATTTCAGCTGAAAGGATATTAGCAAGTTCGGTTTCTGCATCAAGACCATGTATTGCTTTAAGATCCTGTGCAAGTTCCATAGTGTACTCTGCTTTAAGAGCGCGTGTTACAGCAGTAACAGTGTGCTTCTCAATTGAGAACGCCATTTCACCGAATGCGTTAGCACCTGAGTCACCTAGTGCCTCACCTTGTACTGTAGTCATACCAGTTGCAGAAGTATAAGTTCCAGCTGGTGAATCGTTCAATACAGAAGGGTTAGTTTCAGTTGTACCAATATCTCCACCACCGATAGTACCAGCAGCGTTTTGGTTTGCTAAATCAGGGAAAGCTTCATCAGCAAGTGCTTCAGCACCATCCATTGATGCTAGACGGGCACGCATTGCAAAGATAAGACCAGTTGGCCCTGTCATTGGTTGTACACCACAAATGTCATATGCAATCAAGTTAGGCATAGAGCGTCTTACTAACGATATTAGAATGGGATCCCATGTATCTAAAGAGGCATTTCCACCAGCAAAGTTAGTTGATACTGTTTCGTTTAAGAAGTTTTTGTCTTCTTTTAAAGCTTTTTCTTGGTTTTCCAAGATGATTGTAGTTACTGCACGCTTATAACTATCCTTGATCTCAGGAAGATCGGGATGTTTAAGGACAGGCGACCACTTTTCTTGTAGATGTTCTGTTTGAAACATTTTGTTTCTCCTTTATATATTTCTACTATTTATAATATTGTTTATTTTGCACTATTTGGCAGTCCTACCAATCGCAGACATATAAGCTGTCATTGATTGAGAGGTGTCAATGTCCTGTGCGATGCCAGAGTCTACATCATCAATTGTTTCAGTAACTTCTGTGATAACTTTAGTTGAAGGGAAATAGCTTTCCTTCAATGTAGAAAGTTTCTCACGATAAGATGCTTCGTTTCCGAAGTCAACATCTTCAATCAGCGACTTAAACTTTTCAATTTCGGTATCAGCCAAGTCTGAGGAAACCTCTGACATGACAGATTCTTTCACTAGTGTAGCATTAGCAGATTTAATTTCGATGTTGGACTCCATCATCTCATTAATCTTACCTTCTAGTTCAGAAATCTTTTCTGATTGTGCTTCAAGCACATCATATTTTTCATCTGGAACATCAACGTAGTGGTCTTCAAACAATTGTTTCAAACCTGAGATAAAGTCTTCAGCGATTTCGCCTTTCAAGCCTCTTTCGATAGCCAACTCGTTCTCTTTCATCCATTCTTCAACAACATAATTAAGATAAGTGTCAACCTTTTCAGTTAACTCACCTTTAGTTGTGGTAATATTTTCTTCCAGTTCAGATTTATATTCGTCTTCCATTCTTTCAACTTCAGAACGAACTTTAGATTTAACAGCAGCCTCAAAAACTGTTGCGGCTTTACGTTTAAATTCTTCAGAGAGGTCACCCTCACCTGTCATCAAAGCTTCAACATGTTCAGAAACATCAATAGACTTCAGACGATTTTCGACTGATTCCTTCTTGACTTTTTCTTCTTCTGTTTCTTCTGGTTTAGCTTCCATTTCCATATAGGCGGCAGCTAAAGTTTTTGCCTCACTTGCAGGCATTTTTTCCATTTCTTTGATTTTGTCATACATTGCGTTGATAGCATCTTTTTTGGTTTTCATTTCCATCTTAGGTGCATCATCTTCATGTTCTCCTTCTGCCATAACCTCACCTTCTGGAACATGACCAGCGGCAAGTTTTTGCATTTTATCGGGTGAACTTCCACCTTTTTGTTGTGCATCTCCACTTACTTGTTTCACTTTACTAGCGATCTTTTTAGCAGGAGAGTCTTTTTGCTCTGGATCAGTAACAGCAGCGCCAGTATCTTCTACTTCGCCATCTATACTATCCATCTTATCGGCAGCACCAGCTGATTTCTTAGGAGCATCTGCACCATTGGCTTCATCAAGTTCGCCAAGTACATCTGCTTCTAATTCCTCAATGGTTTTATCTAATTCATTTGCCATGGGGATTAACTCCTTATATTGTTATAGTTATTTATAAAACTAAAGTTTTTGAAGAAACTTAGCAAAGGCTAAAGCATCCGCTTTATAATTGCCTGTTTTATGGTTTCTTTCAATGTCTTCTTTGATTTTTGCAACATCGGCTTCTAAAATTAAACCATTGTTCCAAATCCACTCTTTTCCTTCCATAATACCCTCAACAAATGCGTTGGGAGCAGATGGGTCAGCAACAATGTCTGCTGCTGTCGCAAGGTAAAAATCACTTCTCACTACGTTAGCCCCATTTTTCTGGTCTAAACTTCCCATACCCCTAGATGAAACACCTAGTTTCGCACCATCATCCATAAGAGATTTTACAATCTCACCCATTGGTGTACTAAGAATCTTAGCTTCACCAATAAAGTTTTTACCATCTGGATAAAGTGCAGTAATCATGTGTGATGCTCTTTCAAGATTGACTGTTGGCCCATCTGGGTGTCCTAACTCTCCGAAAGCACGCTTTTCTGAGATATACTCTTTGTTATATCTCTTTACTTCTTTACTAAGAATTTCCATAGGATACATACGACCATTTCGGTTTTTTATATCTGCTTGCATGAAAATGCCTTTGATCTTGTAATCCTTCTTACCATTTTCTTTTTCTTCTATAAGATAATCGGTATCGGATTCAATATGTTCTGATATAAGCTTTAATGTGTAACCCATAGTCCTATCCTTATGTTGTGAAACCTTCATCTTTTCTAAATTCCAAAATTACAAAACCAGATGTTCCTCTAGTTTGTGCTGTAATATCAGAAGATGTTGCAGTTGTGTTTGTTGCTGCAGCCTTGATTGCACCAGCAGAACCATCATAATGTCCAGTTCCAGAAAGATGTAATGCAACTACATCAGCTGAAGCACCTTTAAATTCTATGATACAATCTCCAGTATTTCCTGCAGCAGTACCTTGTGTAAATGCCCACCATGCTCTAATTAAATCTAACTTAGCACCATTTGCAAACCCATCTAATCCATCTCCGTCTAGGATGAGATTATCAGCAGTATCATTATTAAACACGGCTTTTACAGTTACCATTCCACCTGCTTTTGGTGCATTGACCACTGTATCTCTTAATGTTGTTGTTACAAATGACATTATTTACTCCTTAAAATGATAACATCTCTTTTTCAAAATATCCCATAAGTTGCTTTTCAGGCACTTTATATTTCTTGGATATCTGATTAATAGTTTTCTCAAAAGTATTTAGGAAATCTGAAGGTTTAGCATCCATTTTTGCAAAAATATCATCAACAGCACCTTTCATCTTGGGAGATAACTTCTTATACTCCCTAGATTTCTTGTGTTCATCTTTCTCTGGTAAAGATTTTAAAAGGTTGCTAAACTGTTTCATCTGCCTCAACTTCTGGTATGTGGTTCTTAATAAAAGAACCAGCTACTTCTTTTCTTTTGTCTTCTAATGCGTCACCTACTTTTGCTGACATTGCATTTTTGAAAGCATCTTCTGCTCCCATCATATCTTTTTGTTGTAATGAACTTACAAAATCTTCTGCACTCATTTTTCTTCTCCATTATTTTTTGGTGGTGTTTCACCATCGTATTTATCTATGTCATCTGCTGGTATTGGATCTCCATCCATAGATGGGTATCTTGTAATACCATCAGTATTTTGTGGAACATCAACTCCACCTTCATCTGGATCAAGTCCTGCTTCTGTATTCATTTGAACTTGCATATCTTCAATCTCTGCATCAGTAAAATTAAGAACATTTTTCTGTACCCATTCTTTACTAAAGAATGTACCAATGTAAGATTCAATAGAACCTAATGCATTAATTCTATCTTCAAGAAGTTCTGCCTTTTTTAATTCTGCAAAGTGTCCGTCTTGTAAAAAATCATACTGAATGTGTTGTGAAAGTTTTTTCCAATCCTCAAGAGTAATAATACCTTTAAGAATAAGTTGTGATTTTAGTATGTCGGTAAATATTGGAGTAAACTTTTTTCGTAGTCTTTGTACAAACTTAGTAAACTTTAATTCATCTCTAGTAATCTCTGTAGAACGACCAAGACTAAAACTACCTTCTGATTCTAAACGAGAAATAGGAACATTTAAAGATTGGAATAATTTCTTTTTGAAGTATTGAATATCATCAATCTCGCCAAGATTAGAACCACCAGCAAGAGTGGTAATTTCTGTACCACGACCACCTTCTCTACGAGGCAACCAAAAATCTTCTAACATTGACATTTGGTTCCTGTCATCTCTGATTTCACCAGTAGATGCATCATATACCAATTTGTTACGATATCTGTTCATAACATCTTTTAGATATTGTTCTGCTTTAATCTTAGGAAGATTACCAACATCAATATAAAAGATGCGTCTTTCTGGAGCTCTTGATACTCGATAGATAACAAGAGAGTCCTCAATCATACGCAACTGATTGACAGGTTTGATAGCTTTATGTAAATATGAAAGAACATGACCCCTATTCTGGTCAATTAAACCAGAGGGAACATAGGTGATACTATCTGGAGAAATCTTGATTCCTTCAGTAGTTCCTGTTTTTAATCCTTTATCATTATAAAGATAATACTCATTTACTTTTGTAACAAGTTCTACACTTGTGCCAGCCTTTACACCTTTGTTTATTTCTTTAACTTTACGAATTTTTTTAGGTTCAATATATCTTACTTCTTGAATACCTTTTTTGGGATTTTTTTGGTCAATGACCTTATGATAAAAAAGACGACCATCTACATACCATCTACGAAAGATGTCATGTCCTTTTGTATCAAAATCAAGAAGTTCTAAGACAGTATCAAATTCTTCTCTGATACGATCTTTAATTTTTTTAGGATATGCAATTCTATCAAGAATGATTGCAACTGCTTGATCTCTTTCATTTGCAACAATACCTTCATTGATAATATCTTCAATTGCACTATCGCACTCAGGTTGTTGCGCTATATCTCGGTATCTACGAATTAAGTCATGCTCAGTTCGTTCTCTACCATCCGTATCTAGAAGTTGGCCATAGAAACCACCACCAGCAACCTCAAGAGTTCCGTCCTCTGAACTNGGTTCAGTAAACTTTTCTTNAGAGCTGGTGTTTCCAGTACGTTCAAATTTGTATCCAAATATTTCAGCCATTATATGTTTATCTCCTACCTTGTGTTATATTTAGTAGGTTTAAAAACTNACGCCTGAAGGTTCAAAGTGTTGGTATCTAAAGTTTATCTCNAATGTTTCAATTTCAGTTGCNTCTGCATTCGATAATTCGATTGCAGCAATTGAAGTTGGAAACGCATTTCTAAAGATATAACTTTTTAGAACTGTATCATCTCTGTCTAATTGTTCAACAGTTAAATCTGTTTGATAATCAGAAGGAGAAATTACACCAGTATTATCAACATAACTGTTAATACCATTCTGCCATAATTCCATTGCGTTTCTAATCATAAAATCAGTATCGTTATAGACAGTCACGTTCCAAGTTTCAGGTGCTGGACGATCACCTGTAATGTAAATATTTCTACCCCTAAATGGAACTGGAATTTCAGTTAATGTTGATGCTGGTAATTGTGCAGCAGTTACAAGAAATGAAGTTCTACGAACATCTAATCCAATAGCAATACCAGAAGGTGGAGTCATTGTTACTCTAAATTGGTTAGCTCTAGCACCACCACCAATCAGATTTGCTTTAAAGTCATCTATACTAGCCATTTTATCCTCCTACCTCAGAAAATGATACGCCTGTTCTTACAGCGACAAAGTTAAGTGAAATGAAGTTAATAGACCTAGCAGGTTTGATAAAGATGTCTGCAACAAATTCGTTTCGGTCAATGACCTCACCTGTATTGTTAGTTCCATCTGCAACCACACTAAAGTCTGTTATTCCCCTTCTTCCCTGTATATCTCTCAAGAAAGGTTCAACTAAGTTTCTAAATTGTGCTCTTGTGAACTCATCATTGAACTCAAAGAGTTGGAATTTTGCAGCAGTTGAAATTGCCTTTTCAAGAAGTAAGAACAAACGCCTTACATTGATTCTATCAAATGCACTTGGTTTTGAAAGAGCAGTCTTGTCACCAAACAGAACCACACCTTGGCCTGGGAAATTGACAACAGGATTTATTCTTGCTTTGTAAAGTTGATCTCGTTCTGCCTTAGTTGGGTTGAACGAAAGTTTTACAGCACCTCTAATATTTCCTCTATTGAAACCAGCAGGGGAAAAGAATGAATCTGCAATTTGGTCTGTGAAAGCACAAAGACCAGCAGTATCACCATTCAAAGGTACAAAACGATATACATCGTTGTACTTGTCGTACATATACTTGTAACCACTATCGAAAACCATATAAGATGAACTTGGACAATTATTGAAACCATCTACAACATTTTTAGTTGCAGTAATTGAATCTGCAACTCCTACTGTAGCACCACGATATGGAGAAACAAATCCTACACAATCTCTGCGACTTTCAACAAGTGAAGTAATCATGGTTACATGAGTGTCCATTGCAGCTTCTGTGTCTGCAACAGTACTAGATGCACCACCTAATACTAGGTTAATATCTAATGTTTCTGTGTTTGCAAACAAGTCGTATGCAAGTTTAATTTCACCAGCTGTTAAAGCATAATCATCTGTACCACCAGTTAATGAAGAAACATCAACTCCAGATACTAATGTATAATCTGTACCAGTTGCAATATCTGTTCCCCAGTTAGTACCAGCGGCAAGATGGTCTGTCCAGTATATGAACTGTGATTGTGCAAAGATAACATCTGAATAATAGTTGTTAGAACCTTCAGATGTTTTTGCATTAGGATTTTTTGACATACCAGAGAATACTTCAATTACCGCAGCAGTTCTTTGTCCAGCAACATCAACATCGAATCCTGTAACATCTCCTGTTGTGTCATATACTGCAACATGAATTTCGTCTTTTTCTCCACGACCATTTGCAGTTGACCAAGCAGATGTGCCTGGCGCTGAATCAAATAAGTCAGAGAATCTCCAACGTCTTGTAATAAGTGAATTGTCTGGAATAATTGTTTGTAAACCACCACCAGCAGGATCATCAAGTAAACGAATTGTTAAGACTTCACCAGAAACAGATGTTACTTCATATTCTTGTCCACCAGATTCTACTTGTGTATCGTCTGAAAATACAAGAGGTGTGTCGTCTGCAACTATGATTGCTTTGTCAAGAACAAGATTGTTCTGGTCACTTATTGATGCAACTTTAACAATTACATCTCCGTCTGATATACCAGCACCAAGTACTCTATCTCCAACTACGATTGTACCAGAGTTTCCGTCAACTACTAAGTTTTTAGTAGCAACTGTGATTGCACCATTAACTGTTGCAACAACAGTTGAAGCATTTTGGAAAGAAATGATATCACCAACTGCGATTGTGGCATCAGTTGCATCTTGGTTATCTACTGTAATTGATAAGTCACCAACTGCACCAGCACCATTTACTAAGTTTAGTGAACCTAATGGTTGTGCAAATGCTCTTGCACTTGGACAGATATCAACACCAAGTGAGTTACCATGTGTTCCAGCAGTTCTTGCTGTCCATTCTCCATGACTACCAGATCCATCTTGGAAAGATGCTTGATAGTGGTCGTCATCACGAATGAGAATACCAGAGTTTGCACCAGCATTTAAAATACCAGAACCAGCTCTAACTACTTTTAAATTATCTGCATATTGTAGAAAGTTTGTAGCGGTAAAAAATGTTTCAAAATTACTTGAATTTGGTTTACCGAATACTTGTACCAGTTGTTCTTCTGAAGTAATTGTTGTTACTGAAGAAACTGGCCCTTTTTGAAACGCACCGGCGATTGCACCAACAGAGGTTGCAACAGCTGGAACTACATTCGTTAAATCTACTTCTCTGACACTAACGCCAGGCGAGACTAAAAATGACATAATTCTTGCTCCTTAATCTAGAGATTACTCTTTTTGTTAATAGTATTTATAAAAACTAAGTTTCTAAAAACTGTGTTTTATATGTTGTAAAACTTATAAATACATGTATGGTAAATGAACATTACGAAAAATATAAAGAAACTATTAAAAAGGTAGCTCGTAGGAACTATCAAAAAAGAGTATCTTGGTTAAATAATCATCTTGGTGACGAATTTTGTATTCATTGTGGTGAAAGTGAAACTGTGTGCCTTAAACTTTATCCACATGATGTATTAATTCGTAAACAAGCAAAACGTGTTGGTACTAATAACGAAAGTAGAAAAGAAGTGCATAAACTAATGAATCAATGTAAAGTTGTTTGTTTTAATTGTTGGATAAAACTTGACAATGATTTAATTGAGTTTCTTTAATAACTGCATACTATCTATAATTTTGCAAAGTTTAACTTAGTTACCAATTAGAGTCATAATCCCTAACGATTGGACTCCATTTTGTTCCGTATTCGTCTACCATAGTACCTAAGTTTTCATCTTCTAATCCATTAACTTGAAATCCAAATGGAGCCATATCTTGATCTAATTGATCTTGATTTTCTCTATACATCTGTTCTCTAATATCATTGTTTGTAAGTTCTTTGAAATATGTCTGGTCTGTTACCCATGCAAAGATAAACAAACATGCAACCATATCATCATGGCATCTGTCGTCTGCCTCAAAAGATGAACCTTTAGAAATAAATGTAGATAGTTCGTTAATTGTATCAAAATCTTCTATGATAAGTTTATTATCTTCGATCAATTGTTTTAGGTTAGAACACCCTATTTTTTTAACCGCTTTAGTTGTTCTTACACCTAACTGAGCTCTACCACCAGAAAAACCACCACCCAAGATTTGACCAGCACGACCACGCATAGATGCCATAATAAGGTTGTCGTATTCCATATCAAACTGCATTGCGTTAGCAACCTGTTCTCCAATATCATTTACTTCAATCAAAACAAATGCCATATTATAGGCCTTTGCAACTTGATATATTTTTTGTGGAAACAATAAGGGTTTTATTTCGTTATCTCTGTATTTTGCAACTACCTTGTACGGAACTTCTGTAACATCAAATACAATGTATGCTGAGAAGTCGTTAGACACCCCTCTGGAGACATCAGCAGTCAATAGGTAGGTATTACCCTCCTTTGGTTGTTCATAGACATCTAATCCAGCATTTGACTGAATTGGAGTTTTATACGTCAAACTTTTTAACTTTGATGGAGATATAAGTGTATCAATAGAGCCAAGAAACTCGCAATTAAATTCTGTGTTAAATTGTGCTTCACTTGTGTTTGCAATAGTTTCCTTTTTCCATTTATCATCTCGGCCTGGCACTTCACTCCAATGAACCTCTATAGGAATATAACTATTTCTTCCTTCCTCTGCATCTACCCATAGTTTGTAAAACATATTCATACCATGAGGTGTGCTTACTATCATAACTTTTGTAGTTTTACCTGATGAAATGGTAGGATATACAGAACTAAAAAATTGTTCAGCGACATTGGATGGTACATACGCAAACTCGTCAAGGAAGATAATGTTATAAGAACCACCACGAACCGCACTTGCAGAAGTAGAAGATGCAAGTATTTTAGAACCATTTTCTAATTCTAAAGAACCCTTGTTCCAAGACATAACTCCTTGTTGTAACCAAGTGGGTAAATTTTCATACGCAAGTTGTAGTCTACCTAATAAATCTCTTGCAGTTGAAGCTTTGTTTGCGAGGATTGCAATATTAACACTATCGTTAAATAATGCATAGTGTAATAAATATGATACCATAATAGTCGACTTACCAGACTGTCTTGGTAGTTTACAAATGGTAAAACGATTGTTATGAAATGTTCCAACCATTTCTTTTTGAAAGTCGTACATTTTGAAAGGAACTAAACCTTCATCAAGAGAAACAATTTTTACATAATTTTGAATAAAGAATAGGGGATCTTCCATACACTTTGAATATTCAAGTAATTGTTTCTTAGTCCAATTTTGAGATACATTGGCTTTTTTGAGTAGAGGATTTCCAAGATAAGCATTTTTGTTATCTTTTGTTTCAATCACTTATCTGTACCCTTTAACATTTTTTGTAGTTCAGCAGTAGAACCAACAAACAATGCATTAGTTACACTTTTGGGTGCGTTGCTAGGAACTTCTTTTAGTTTTCTCATTTTTTCTTGAAGGTCTGCAAGTTTTTCTGTTACTTCTGCAACTTGTTTAATGCCATTCAATGCAACTTCATAAGTTCTTGGGTGTTCTGATTCTTTTGCAAGTTCAAGAATACCATCTATAGCATCTTGACCACGCTCAATAAGATTATAAAGATTTTCTCTTTGATATTTGTAATCGTTGTCAATATCATCTTCATTGGTAGCTGGTACAACGCGAGGAACATTACTCTGTTCCTTAATTGATTTTTCGATAGGGTCAGACTCTAGTATTCCTAAAGCCCCACCAATAATTTTATCAGCGTCTTTCATAACAATCCTTAATTTTCAATATTTACTTTACGTCTGTTCCAGAAACAGGATCATAAGTTTTCGCATCTTCAAAGAATGATGATGTTTCACTGAAACCGAAATCGTCATCTGCATCAGCTGATGATGGATTAGGAGTAACTGTATATCTCTGTTCTCTTTTGGGAGAAACTTCTGGTAGATTTGCAAACTGATCGACCTGTACAGTCTTAATAACACTTGAAGAAGTGACAGGGCCATATAGATAAAACTTAGTTGTAAATGATAAGGTGTAAATGATTGCACGGCGACTTTCAAAGTCACCTTGATAATTGTCCTCGTAACTAACATCTGTCAAGATAATAGGAACATCTTTCTTAATTCCCATATCCGAGTTATCATTCAATGTGATTGTATAATCTGGTTGAAAAAATGGAAGAATTTGTTCTACAATTTGTAGTGCATCATCAGAGTTTTTTGCCATGGCATATAAAGTAATATCCATATTATATGGAACAGGCATATACTGTGTATCAAGTTTTCCTGAAGCACTGCTTGAAGATTTTACTTTTTTAAACTTCTGAACTCGATTCATTTTTCTGGTTGGGTCGTAACTTAATGAACCAATTTCAAAACCTATTCTTGGTAAAGTGATTGCTGCAGCTGTTGCAAGTGATGGGTCTTGATCTAATCGAGCTAACCATTTTTGTTTTGGGCCGTATGCAAGTGGAACTTTCATTGACTGTGTTATTGTTCCAGCATTGTCCTTACGAACAATCTGAATATTATTAAACATTGTTCCGAACGCAACAATTACATTGCGTACAGTTTCATGGTAAAAAGTTTGACCTAACATATTGTATTCTCCTTTTTCATTATGTACTACTTCCTACGTCACCAAATGGATTTGATTCTGTAAAATCAATAACAGTATCATCAAGTACATCAAATAACTCATTTTGTGCTGTTTTATCTGTAACATAATCTCCTATTATATAGTCTTCCGAGATTAAGAACTCTGCGTCACCAGTATCAGCTGCATTTTCTAATTGAATAGAACCAACTTCATTTTCAAGTGTAAACTGGAATGAACTTGAAGAATTTGATAGATCATCTTCAATTGTGTCAATAGTATCAATACCAGTAGCAATATCTTCTGAACTATATTCAAATTGTTTGCATCTTAGTTTGTATACAGGATTGTTATCTAGTTGATAGAAAGGTTCATCGTGATCTACAAAATTTATTTCAAACATTTTTGCAATAACAGGGTGATAAACTAAATCACCTTCCTGTGGTCTATCTGCATCCGTAGAAGATATATCCTGTAATACATAAAAGTTGTCATCTCCTTGCACACTTGAAAGTGTAGATGAACTGCCTGATTGATCTATACTTCCAGATTCTAAAAGTATACCCCCACCAGTTGTATCTGTTCCACTTTCAATAACAAATTGACTATCCATTTCTTGGAATCGTTCTTTAGAAACTACAAATGTAATCTCATTACGATTTTCTAAACCAAATTGAGTTATGATTTCTTTGTCGCCACCAAATCCCTCTGCATCTTCTACATACATTTCGATTGGTGTTTGTTTTGTATACGAAGAAAGACTATCTTCTCCAAGTACATTATCTAAAGCAACTGTATCACGATTAACATAATACACATCATGTCCATATATCTGTATGGCTTCTTTGATTAAGTTTTGATACAAACTTCTCTCTGTTGCAAGAGAATGTAGATTACTTGTATGAAATGCACTATTAGTTGACATTTGATTATCCTACCATATAGTCAATTGGTGTTTCAAATGATAACTGAATTTGTTCTTCTAGTCTTTCTAGTTGTTCTTGTGCTTGTTGATAGATTTCTCCACCATTCATTGTGACGCCACCTAACATTGCGACACCATTAAATTTAGAAAGATTTGCACCCCACTGTCTTTTTATTAATTCCGTTGCATATCTTTTCAAATAAATATCATCAAATATATCACTATATGATGTTGGATCAATCTTACGATAACATTCAATGATTATAAATTCATCTGATTCAATATCATTTGTCCAATCCATGTCAATATATAATCTATTTTGGTGTTGATTAAAACGAACAGGTTTTTCACCAACAAGAATATGTGAAAGAAAATCTAAGTGTTGCATTGTTTGTTGGTAATGCATAACAGAAGTAGAACTAAAATCGTATAGATCATTCAATCTAAGTTGATACCTAATATCAAACATATTGTTTGTTGCAACATCGTCAAATGGGAAAACATTTAATACAGAAACTACCGCCTCTGGCATTGGAATAAAATTATTTCCTTCTGAGAAAGATGCAGTAATACTATTATCTACTGGATCTGTTCCAGTTGTAGTCGTATTAGAAAGAGCTCTAGTTTTATCTTCCGCAGTAATCTGATGTTTGAGATACATTTTCTCAATACCATCATAATGATATTGTGCAAAATATTGTAAAGCTTCATCTAACCTGTCATCTACTTGGTCATCAGATACGTTTATGTCAATAACACCAAAACCTAATGCTCTTAGGCAGTATGTTTTTAATGTTGCTTTTGAACTTGGAATAGCCATTTTTTCTTCCTTTATATACTATTTAGTCAATAACTAAAGTCCAGCACCAATAGCAATTGCAAAAGCTCTAGTTCGTAATTCAGCTTCATCAACATATGCTTTAATTGATTGTTGTGATGCAACCTTTGTTGCAGAATCACTTGATAAATCATCTTCGTCTAAAAATGCAGTACCACTTATTCCTGTATTTATAACTGGACTAGTCAGAGTTTTATTTGTTAATGTTGTGGTAGATGTTGCAGTTACTAAATTTGATGAATCACTCAAATCTGTACTTGCAATTGTTATATTTGATGTACCATTAAATGATTGACCAGCTATCGTTCTTGCAGTTTCAAGTGCAGTTGCTGTGCCAGCATTTCCAGTAGTATCTTGATTCAGAGTTCCAATCACTAAATCAATAGTACCATCGGCATCTTGATATGTGACTGCAATATTTGTTTCAGTATTACTACTAAACATATTACCTACAGTATCTTGGATTACTTCTGACAAGTCAATGTTTGCAGACCCATCAAAAGATACACCATGAATAGTTCTTGCGGTTTCTAGTGTAGTTGCTGTACCAGCATTACCTGAAGTATCTTGATTACCAGAAGTATTAACACCAGCTAAATTAATATTAGATGAACCATCAAAAGATACACCACCAATAGTTCTAGCAGTTTCTAATGTGGTTGCTGTATCTGCATTACCTGTAACATCACCAGTTATGTTACCCTCAATATTAGCAGTTAATGTTCCAGTAGTAATAGATAAATTCCCAGTACTTGCACCTGTTGCTGTTGTTGTACCAACTATAAATTTATCAGAACTTTCATCCCAACCGATAAATGCGTTATCACCTGTACTACCACGTTCAATAACTAGACCACTATCGTTAGCATTTGATCCAGCACCATTATTTAATTCTAATAAATTGTCACTTATCAAAGTATTAGTTGAGCTAATAGTAGTAGTTGTACCATTTACAGTCAAATCGCCACTTAATGTTAAGTTGACACCAGTTGTATTACCAGTAAATGCTGGAGCTGCAAGTCTAGCAAGATCAGAACTGTCACTTAAATTTGTACTTGCAATATCTATATTTGCAGTTCCATCAAAGGACTGACCAGCTATTGTTCTAGAATTCTCAAGAGCAGTTGCTGTTCCAGAGTTTCCACTTGTATCTTGGTTACCAGTTGTATTAACACCAGCTAAATCAATATTTGCACTACCATCAAAAGAAACCCCACCAATAGTTCTAGCAGTTTCTAGTGTGGTTGCTGTAGCTGCATTACCAGTAGTATCTTGATTCAGAGTTCCAATCACTAAATCAATAGTACCATCGGCATCTTGATATGTTACAGTAATGCCTGTTTCTGTGTTACTAGAAAACATTGCACCGACTGTATCTTGGACAACTTCAGATAAATCTATGTTTGCAGACCCATCAAAAGATACACCATGAATAGTTCTTGCGGTTTCTAATGTGGTTGCTGTAGCTGCATTACCAGTAGTATTTTGATTACCAGTAGTATTGACGCCCGGCAAGTTAATATTTGCACTACCATCAAAAGAAACCCCACCAATATTTCTTGCAGTTTCAAGAGTGGTTGCAGTATCAGCATTACCTGTAACATCACCTGTTAGGTCTGCTTCTACTGTTGATGCAACAAAAGTTTCTGAACCGATTGTCCACTTATCAGTTGTTTCGTTCCATATAAATGTCTTATTTGTATCAGTTCCTCTTTCAATCTCAATACCACCATCTTGTGATGGGGTACCATCTTCATTACTGTTTAGTGTAATTAGGTTATCTGCAAGATTAATAGTTTCAGTATTTACTGTGGTTGTTGTTCCACTAACTGTTAGGTTGCCGCTAACAATAAGATTATTTGAAATCGTTCCACCAGTTGTGGGTAGTTTGTCATTCAATTGAGTTTGAATTGCAGAGGTTACACCGCTTGTATGATTTAATTCTGTTGTTGTTGTAGTTAGCCCATCTAATTTATTGATTTCATTAGTTGTCGCAGTAACACCATCTAATTTATTGATTTCTGCGGCAGTTGATGTTACACCTGTCAAATCTGTAGGTGCAATATCTATATTTGCAGTTCCATCAAAGGACTGACCAGCTATTGTTCTAGAATTCTCAAGAGCAGTTGCTGTAGCTGAATTACCAGTAGTATCTTGATTAAGAGTTCCAACTGTAAAATCTAACTTTCCGTTTATGTCATCATAAGTTACTGCAATACCGCTTTCAGTATTGCTACTAATCATTCCACCAACAACATCTTGTAATTGTTCATCGGCAATTGTGTCACCAGCATCTGCACCAACAAACTTATTAGTAGATGCCTGATACTTTAGAAACTTACCATCTACTTTTGCGGTATTTCTATCAACATCATCCATAAACTCAAGTCTAACTTCACCACCACCAGTACCAGACATTTGTGATGATGATATTTGTTTTCCAATGAGTGACCTAAAGTTATCAAACTCTTTTCGTAAAGTTGCAATCTGTGTGACTTCTTCTTTGACTGTAGTCTTTTCTTGCATATCATTAAGATGTACAATAGCCTTATCTACAAGGTCTGCTTTCTTTTCTACATTTGTGGGTTCTTCTACTAAAGATTCTGTTTTAACTTCATCAACAATGATATTTTTAGGTTCTTCAACTATCTCTACTATTGGTTCTGGTTCAATTAGTTCAGAGAATAGTTGTTCAAGTGCTTCTAGTTTTGCACCTTCATTGATTGGTTCAACAATTTTTTCTTGGATAACTTCGGGTGTGGATTCGGGTTGAATAATCTCATCAAAGGTTTCAATAAGAGTAGAGAACGCTTCTAGTTTCTCTTTTTCATTTAGGGATAATTTTAGTTCAACTTCAATTTGTGCTTCTTTATGGGCTTCATTCAACCCACTAAAAAGTTCAGTAATATCTTCATTTTTTATTGTTGGAATATGGGGTGCATTAACTTGAGTAGTACTTGCAATGTCTTCCAAGTCTTTAAACAAACTAGCAATATCTGATTTCAACTCAAGTTGTGGCGAAGGCATAATACTCCCCTTTATAATTACTATTTATAAGAAGGGGAAATCCTTGTTTTTTTTTCTCATTATTCTAGTGCTGTTATGCGAGCTTCAAGCTCTTGTATAGTTTTAGTTAGTATAGCTATAATTTTACTTTGGTCTATTCCTTGTGGCTTTATGCTACCATCATCATTAGTTGCATCTTTTACACCAGAAGTTGCTTCAGGAACTACTGTTTGTAGTTCATGTGCAAGAAATCCTGTAATAGTTCGTGCTGTAGCACCACCACCATTTTCTATTTCAACATCACTAATCCATTTAAATTGACAAGGTTTTAATTTCTTACATTCAGTTGTTGCATCCCAATCATAACCTACATTTTGTTTTAATCTGTAATCAGAGCTTGTATTATAAGCAGTTGAAGAAGTAACAACAATGTTTCCAACTTGAGTACCATTTAATCTAAAAGTTTGGACTTCCTTACCACTAGCAGACGTATTAGTGGATAGAGTACCTCCATTGGCATCATTATAAAGAGTCAGTCCAAGTGGATTACCAGCTGTACCATTACCATGAAAAGCATAAAGACCTTCAAGAGATGCTGGGTTTATTTCAATGTAAGTCTGAGTACTTCCCCCATCACTTCC